AGCGGACTAAACAATTTATACGGGATGAACTTTGCCTCGAACTTTGGCGGTGGCGCATCGGGCGGCATATACAAAGACGATCCAAACCTACAGTATATAAACGCGCCAATATCTAACAAAGGCAACCCCACTTCGCCATCGGGCAACGTATTTACAATGACACCCACCCAACCGGTGCGCCTCGTTGACCTTAACACCAATAAAGTTATCTTTGAGGGCACAGGCTACGACGCCGCGCGCGAGGCGACCCGACTGGGTCAGAACCTCACCGACACAATGGGTCGCAAGGCGCAGTATAACATTCAAACTGCAAACCCAGCAGGTGTGTACACGACCGTCGCCAACGAGAAGAAGAACAAGACTTTCCTTGGCGAGGTTGCCAATGTGGCTGGCACCTTGCTGCCGCTGGCTACACTAGCTATACCGGGACTTGGCCCTGCTCTATTCGGCATGACTTCAGGCGCGTTCGCGGCATCTCTTCCTGCCCAGCTTGCTCTTGGGGCGCTCACAGGCGCGGCAGGCTCAGGCTTAAAGGGCGACAACATCCTAAAGGGTGCCGCATTAGGCGGCCTTACCGCCGCTGGGGGCGCACTAATACCCAAGATACCAGCAATCGGCGATTTAGGCAACTTGGCTAAACCGATTGGCACCGGCATCGGATCGACCGTAGGTGGCTTGGCCACAGGCCAAGACCTGAAGAACTCTCTCCTTGGCGGTGTCGCTTCGGGCGCACTTGCGTACGCCGCGCCAAGTATACAAGACGCTTTTAAGGGTATAGGCCAAGGGCCTAATGTTAGCGCTGGGGGTGCTGATACGAGCGTCAGCACGGGCAGTGGTCCCGCACCGATAGCAACGGTCACTGGAAACACCAGCTTCTCGTCCCCTGTCTCAATCGGCAGTGGACCAACCAAACTGGCAGAACTTGAACCACCAGCCACAATCGTCTCAGGTTCAGGCTCGCCGTTTGCCGCTGCTGTCCCCATACCCACGAACTTTCTTTCAAATGCGTTGCCCGCAACACCGCAACCTAAGCCCGACAAGATGTCTGAAGAAGACATCATTAAGGTCACCGGCTCGCTTCCGGGGGCTGTTACGCCAAGCGTAGATTTGGGTAGCGGGCTTGCGCCGCGAGTAATAGACCAGATTGCCCAACCGGCGGAAACCCTATCCCCCGAACAAATCCTCGTTGAGGCGCGCAAATCGTTTAACCCTGTAAGCGTAACCTCACCTATAGCCACCGACTTCTTGCCCACGAATGCTTTGGCCGATCCTATGGCGGGGCAAACCGTTTCGCCTGAAGAAATACTTGTTGAGGTGCGCAAGCCGTTTACGCCGAACGTACCCGTTGGTGGCGCTTTGTCGCCCGAAGTACTTCGCGCGATTGAAGGGCCACCTGAAGATGACATTATTAAAGTCACTGGGCGGCAGACTACAACACCGGCAATTATACCGGGCTTCGACACACCGTTGCCAGAAACGCCAGAAGCTGCCGAAGCAAAGAAAAAGAAGCTCGGCCTTGAAGAGTACCTGCGCATCGCGGGCCTCCTATCCGGCTTAGTCGGCGGTGCTGCTGGTGGAGGTGGCTCAGGTCAAACTGGCACGTACACCTCCGGCGGTCGCGGTCTAAACCCGATCTTCTCAGCCAAGCTGCCATCCGCAGGCGGCCTCGGCGCTATCGGCGCGACCCGCACCCCGCGCGCGCTGGGCAACCAAGACTGGTTGACATACGGCACGCGGCCTGAGCTTAACTTCTTCGACTACGCGCAAGCCGCTCCCGCGCTGCCGACACCCGTCACGCAGCCCATACCTAACAACCCCGCTGGCCCAGCGATGTATGCCCGCGACGTCGACAACATGCGTTTCGCCGAAGGCGGCTCCCTCGCCGCAAAGCGTGGAGGCCCGTCTACTCGTACTGAGTTCGCAGTAAACGGCGCTGGCACAGGCCGCAGCGACGACATCCCTGCGGTGCTGTCCGACGGTGAATACGTGGTCGACGCCGAGACTGTCGCCCTGCTGGGTGACGGGTCGAACAAAGCCGGTGCGAAGAAGTTAGATGACCTTCGGGTTAAAGTTCGTAAACACAAGGGTCAGAAGTTGGCAAAGGGCCGTTTTAGTGCTAATGCCAAGAAGCCCGAAGCGTATTTGTCTGGAGGACGAATTTAATGGCCGATCCTAATCTTACTGCATTCATGTCGGAGGGTGTCCCAGCCGCAATCCCACAAGGTTCGGCCCTCACGGACATGACCAAGCAGACGGCGCTGCCTGAGTGGTACACCAACTACGCGATGGACATCCTGTCGGGGCAGCAGGCTATTGCCAACCGCCCATACGAAACCGCGCCAATGCCACGCGTCGCGGGCTTCACGCCGACGCAGCAGCAGGCGTTCGGCATGACAGGCACCGCCGCCACGGCGTATCAGCCACTGTTTAACCAAGCCACAGGCGTTGCACAGAGCGCCGCAAACGCTCCGGGCGCGCTGACTACCGCGCAGCCATATTATCAACAGGCGCTGTCCTCCCTCGAGCAGGGCATCGGCACCAGCGGCGCGGCCGCAGCGCAGCCGTACTTCGGACAGGCACTGTCCTCCCTTGGGCAGAGTGCCGCGAGCAATGGCGTCACCGCCGCGCAGCCATATATGAACGCCGCAGGGCAGTCGTCCGTGGCGAACATCAACCAGTACATGAACCCGTACAATGATGCCGTCACCAACCGTATCGGCGAGCTGGGCGCACGCAACTTGTCCGAGAACATCTTGCCCCAGATCGAGGGTCGCTACATCCAAGCCGGACAGCTTGGCTACGGCGGCCGTGGCGGCATGGGCACGCCGTCGGGCATGATGACCGACACCTCACGCGCCGTCCGCGACGTCAACGCCGACATCCTCGCGCAGCAAACCGCAGCGCTCCAGTCAGGTTACACACAAGCCGCTGGCTTGTCGGCTACCGACCTCGCGCGGCAAGGGCAGCTTGCCTCAACGGCGGGCAACCTCGCGCAAGGGCAGCAGCAGGCTCTCTCGACTATCGGTCAGCAGCAGGCCAACATCGGCGCACAGATGGGCAACCTTACTGCCGGCCAACAGAGCGCGTTGCTCTCTGCGGCAGGACAGCAGGCGGGCATCGGCACGCAGTCTGGCGGCTTGGCGCAGACACAACAGGCGCAGCAGCTCGCCGCCTCTGGCGCTCTGTCGGGTCTCGGCGCACGAGCACAAGAACTCGGCCTCACTGGCGCAGGTGCGCTGGGCGGCGTCGGCGCGCAGGAACAGCAGTTGGGTCAGAAGAACCTTGACGTGGCATACGGCGACTTCCTGCGTCAGCAGGGCTATCCGCAAGAGCAGATCAACAACATGATGAACGCCTTCAAGGGCGTTGCCACTGGCGTTCCGACTGCGACGACAGAGTATGGTATATCACCGTCGAGCGTCAAACAGGAATACCCAGCGAGCACGGCGTCGCAGATCGGCGGTGCTCTTACTGGCGCGGCAGGCATAATAGCCGACTTGAAGAAGGCGGGAGTTATATAATGGTCGAAGAACTTGAAGGTGGCCTTGCCGCTGGTGCCGACACCGAGGATGACGCCGACACTGGCGGCCTATCGGTGTACAAAGACCCCAATGTTCAGACGGCAGTGGCTGCGCGCAACAAGCTCAACAGCGAATACAAGACGTATTACGACGACCTGACGGCACAACTAAAAGCTAGGCAGGCTGGCCCGTCGTTCAGCGAGCGCATGTATCAACTGTCCTCCGCGCTCTTTGCGCCGACATCCGTACGTGGCTTCAGCGGTGTTATGGGCAACGTCATGCCCGTCTTGCAGAAGCAGCAGCAAGCCCAGCGTGAGGGTGAGATTAAGCGTCAGGACGCACTTGATGCGCTGACCGCCGCCCAACTCGGTCAGCGGGCTGGCCTTGCCAATCAGGACGTGACGACTGCGGTCGCCATGGCGCGGATCAACGCAACGGCGAACAAGCCAGTCAGGGGTATTGCTGTTGGCGACACTCTACGCAACCCGTTTACCAATGAGGTTATGGGCGCGGAATATAACCGCGTGCCAAAACCTGAGTATTACACGGCGCTTGAACAATTCCCCACCGAGGAAAACTTAAAAGACGCAGTGGCGTATTACCCGACGTTTGCGGTGCAGCTTAAAGAGGCGTATGATCGCGGCGTAAAGAACAAAGGACGTTAAATGCAAAAGCTCAACCCTGCGGACTTTTTAGACACGAGCGCATCACCGAAGCAGTCTGAAGCTGCGTCTAGTGCAAAGATCAAAGGCGTCGAAGCTGATTTCGCAAGGCGGATATCGGATGCGGAGACGCGAAAGAAGCAGGCAGAAGCCGACATCATCAACGCGACCTCGGTAGACACGTTGCGCGAGGCGCGCGCGAAGGCTGACAAGGCAGAGGCCGACGCGATAACGGCCAAGGCCGCCGCGCAAGCGGCGCTCGCAGCCCTTAAAGGCCCGCCCAAAAGCGCTGCGGACCAGACAGCGGAGACGCGCATCCTCGGTGATTTGAACACCGCCGTGGACACCATCAACCTGTTGACCAAACAGTTTAACGAAAACCTTGCGGGACAGGGGCTAATCCAATCTACGTTGGAGTACTTCCCAACGCAGGCGAAGGGCGTGATAAACTCAACCGCTGCGGGCCTCGCAGACGTAGGTTTGGCTCTCTTCAAAATACCCGGCATGGGTTCCCAGTCGGACGCCGATGCAAACCGTTTTGTCTCGGCCAACCAACCGTCAACCTCAGACTTCGATATGACTTTCCTCGGCAAGACGTATAACTTACGCCGCCGTATCGACGCGAAGGTGCAGTCGATGGGCCTCCCACCTATCCGGTGGACTGAACCTGTTGAGACAGCGGCGCGGCAGTATCTCTCTCTGCCTGAGAGCGAGCGCAGCAAGCTGGGCGTCCGCGAGGTTGGTACGTTTAAGGACATACCGCCCGAATTGGATAGCTTGCAGGTCGCCGCCCCGACACAGGCAGACACTACCACCGCGCTTCCTAGCAACGCAGCATTCGCCCAACCCATCGGGATGGAAGCAGCCTCGTTTGGCGCGGATAAAACAAGCATGCCCATCCCGCCAGAGATGCAGGCGGAGATGAATACTTGGCTTTCGGAACACCCTCGCGGCACCGTTGGTCTGAAGGAATACGCCAACGTCCGCCGCGCTCTTGACGCAAAGTACGGCTTTCGCCCAGACTTGCCATACGAGGACGATCCACGCACGGTTGAGTATCTGAAGCAGTACAATGACCCTAAACAGCCCGTGAACGTCACGATACCACCCGTGACTGTTGACGACACGCGCAACATGTTAGAGCGCGCGGCGGGCACGGCTGTAATGTCCCCCGCTGGAACCGCTCTTGCGACAGGCGCGTCTTCCGCTACCCTAAACGCTATGGACGCGTTGCTCCCCGAAATGGCGCAACTCCGCGAACTTAACCCTAACGCCGCTATGGCGGGCGACGTCCTTGGTTCTATCACCGGTAGCTCGGCCCTCGCAAAACTCGGCACCGCTGGCGCATCCAAACTTTTAGCCCAAGCACCCGAACTGGCAAAGTACGTCACGTCAGGCGGCAAGGGCGCAACCTTTTTGCGCAACCTACTCGGTGACGTTACGCAAGGCACCGCCTATGGTGCCGCCGTTGAAGGTGATCCCACTGGTGGAGCTATATCGGGCGTTACGGGTACCGTAGCTGGGAAGACCCTCGGTAACTTAGGCGACTTTATCCTGCGCGGCGCGGATCGCGCGCCCACAGTACAGAAACTGATAGATCGTTATGGCATAGAAGACCTCACCGTTGGCCAGCAACTGGGCGGCGCACCGAAGTCAATCGAAGACGCAGCCACTTCAATACCAATAATTGGTGACATAATTAACGCACGACGCGGCGAAAGCCTCGTTGACCTAAACAAAGCGGCATTCCGTGAAGTTGGCGGCCAGCCTATGGGCTACGGCGACGAGGGGGTGGCTGCGCTGAAAGCGGCGCGAATAAAGGCATACGACGACGCCGTTGCAGGCAAGCAATTCGACCTAAACGATCCTCTGTTCACGCAGGATATGGTTGACGCTCTCGCCACACGCAGCAAGCTGACAGGCGAGTTCGCGGACAAATTCGATCTCGCGGTCAAGAATAGCATAATAGATACGCCAATCGGGCGTAGCGGAACCATGTCTGGCCCCGACTACCAACAGGCGCAACGCAAACTTAGCGGATATAAGAGCGAAACCACGAAGCCCGGCTTTGAGAAAGACTACAGGGACGCCCTTGGCGGCGTCAGCGGTGCCTTGCGCGAAATGGTAGAGCGGCAAGACCCCACCATCGTACCGCTTCTCCGTGAAGCCGACACGATGTATCGCGGCGAGAAGACACTGACCGACGCCATAGAGCGTGCGAAGATGGACCCAACTGGTCTTGGTGCCGATGTGTTCACGCCGGGCAATCTTACGCAAGCCGTGTCGGCTAGTGGCCGTAAATACCCCGGCACACCACCGCTGAAGGAACTTTCGCGGTTGGCGCAGAATGTCCTCCCGTCGAAAATGCCAGATAGTGGCACTGCTCGTCGCGCGGCGTTGACCGGATTGGGCACTATTGGCCTCGGCGGCGTGGCTGGCGGCGGCATTGGCGGCTTTGCTGGTTACACCCCAGAAAGGGGTGTCTCCGGTGAGGACGTGGCCTACGGCGCGGCCACAACGCTGACACCACTCGCCATTCTCAGCTTGTTAGGTTCTCGCCGTGGACAGCGTGGGTTGTCGAAGTTCATGTTTGATCGACCCTCTGTCGGTGGAAAGATAGCAGACCTCGCCGAGAATTACTTGCCGCAGCGGGTATTGGCTCCGGGCCTTATACCAACTTTAGTGCCCGAAGCGCGGGAAGAGCCAGTACTCGCGTCAGAGGCTGAAGTTGCGGCACCCCAAAGGGCCGCTGTTGCCCCCGTTGCCGAAGTGGCGACACCCATCGCCGAAGAAGGTGTGACAATGTTCGAAGACAAGGCCGTTGAGTACGACCCTGAGACGGACACGTTTGTTGAGCTGGCGACAGGCCGCCGCGTTAAAGAACTTGCGGACCTCGCGAAGCCTGTGAAAGGCAAGTACCGTGGCGGCACCGTGCAGGCGTTCCGCAACGGCGGCATGGCATCCATCGCCGATCTGGCACGACACTACGGCATGCGCCGCTAAGAAGGACACACGATAATGCCGGGAAGTCTTGAAGTACGTAAGAGGAATGCAGCTCAGGTAAAGAAACCCACCACGGGTGACTACCTGAGCACAGCCAAAGACGTGCTTGTCGTAAACCCGCGCAACTCGCCCGCAGCTACGCTTGGCGGTGCCGCGTATGGTTATGCAGTAAAATCCACGCCCCAGAGCGTCATGAACGACATCAGCAAAGGTGCGTCGGGTGCTTATGATTGGTTGCGCAAGGAGAACAAATCTCTCCGCGCTGCGCCCGTCACGGAAAGTCTGCGGCTGCTCAAGGCTGGCTTCATCGACCCGCTGGCCGATCCGTACCGCGTTTTTCAACAAGCGGCGACTGAACGGGCACGCGGTAACACAGCCGGCGGGCAGAAGCTCGCCGCAATGGTTCCGCTATCCGTGGCCGGCGTGGTTAACCCCGAACTTCGTGGCGCGGGTAAACTCGCGGCGAAGGCGGGCGTAGAGGCCGCTGAAACGGCGGCTACTAAAGCCGCAACGAAGGTTGCAGAGAAAAAGGTTGTTAAAAGCATAAAGGTACCCGCCTCCCCAAAAACAGAGTTTGAGCGCCCATCCGTTTCCCCCATCGCAACACAAGCCGGCGAGCGTGGCCTTCCGCTGCGCGGTCAGGCTCAGACGCAAGCACAGCACCCAAGCAAATTTGGGGTTTTCTCCAGCTACAAGACGCCGACACCCGTTGAAGCAACGAAGGTGGTTGCTGAACCTTACGCTGTGCTGCCGCGTGATCGGATGTTCGACACAAGTCGTTTAGAAAACGCAAAAATCGTTTCGTTGTACGGCGACAGGGAGCGCGCTGGCGACACCATTCTACGCGTAAACGACCACCCAACAAACGTAGATACACAGGGTGGCGCGATGTTCCCTGCGCTCCAAGAGGCGCTTGGAAGCGAAGGTGCGTGGGCTTCTGAGTACGGTGCGCTTGGCCCAGTCCGTCGGGCTGTCGCGGAAGGATTGGACGCAGGGCAGCCGGTATTCGGCGTTACTACGGCGATGGGGCCGGGCGCTCTTAACCAAACTATCGACATGACAGACCTGCTGCACCAGATGGCGACTACAAGCCCCATCCGCAAAAGCGATTTGAGCGTGTTCAACAAACGTGCCCGTGACGTTCTGCCCGGCTACGCAGGATTGCTGCATGATGAGGCGGCGCAACAACTGCATGGCATGACACAGGGCCAACGTAAAGCCTTCGTAGCGCTGCTCGACAATGCCGGCGCTCTTAATCAAGGGTTCCCTAACGTCCCCGCAGCCCGTTACGCACTGACCGATGAGAACCTGTTGGACGTCCCCGCAGGGACTTCTGGATACTCGTTTGTCGAATTTGGCCCAGATAGTCTTAAACCGCTTGAAGGTGGTGTCGGCCACAGGTCGTACCCAGATCGTATGGCGGGCACGTATGAAGGACGCGGACCTTTGGTCCCGTTTACCACAATGTTCAGCGATTTTGCAAAAAGCCGCCGCGATGCTAACGCTCTTGCGGGGTCTGATTTGCGCGCGTTTGAACTAGGCAAACCATCGCAAAATATGACACCCGAAGCCTACGATCTTCTTATGAAATATCTTCAGGGGATTGAAGACCCATATTGAGGATGGTTTGAATTTCGATAGCAAAGACTTTGCTTAACGCTTCAGCCCCTGCCGCATCGCCGTCCGTAGCCGCCAGTATAATATCATGCGCCAAATTGTACGCCCTATCTTGTGCGTCTTCTATCATTTCGACCTCTCAATGATGCGGTTACCGAAGAAGACAATCTTCTCCGCGTCGTATACGGGACTGTCCTGCCCCAGCTTGCCCTTACCCTGACGCAGCGCGGCGATGCGCCACGCGGCCTTGAAGACGTTGGCCACGTCGTATTCCATGTTCAGCGCCTCAATGATATCATTGCACTCTGTCATGTACGGCGCGCCGCCAGACGTCGGCCGCTCCACGGCGACCGTGTAGTAGCTCGACGACCCGCCGGTCAGCTTTGGCATCGGCGTAAGCTCTTCACCCTTGGCGTCCTCGGCGCGCCATATGGCTACCGCGCAGGGCACGCAGGCATCGGCCAGAATGCCGTGTTCACAAATATCACTTGTCATCTTTTCCTCCTAGATTTCATCGCCTCAAGCAGCACCTCTTGGACGCTGCGCTTGCTTGACAGGCGCTCCATGACCACCTCGTCCACCGTGTCGCGCGCCAATATGGGGTAGACCAGCACCGGTCGATCATGCCCCGCCTGCTTCTGCCGCATGGGGCCGATGCGCTCGATGATCTGCATGTGCTCTTCTAAGTTCCAGTTAACGCCGAAGAAGGCGAGAATGTTCCCACCGTCCGCCAAGTTCAACCCATGTCCCGCCGACGCAGGGTGAGCGAATAGTATCGGCACCCGTCCGGCGTTCCAATCCCTGATCGTATCAGGGTCAGTGTCCAGCACCCTGCCTTTACGGAAACGGATTTGTAGACGTTGAAGGTCGTGCTTGAAATTGTAGGCCACCAAGACGGGCGCGCCGTTAGCCTCCTCAATAATGCTTTCAAGTGCGTCCAGCTTGGCATTATGTATTTCCTCCCACTTCCCTTCGTCACCCACGTACAGCGCGCCGTTGGCGATCTGCAATAGCTTCTGCGTCCGCACGGCGGCGTTGGCCGCCTCAACCTCGCTCTCGGCGAGTTGCGCAAACATCTCCGTCTCCATCGACACGTACAGCTTGCGCACGGACGGAATGAAGTCGGCGTAGACTGGCACCACGTTCGGCTCGTCAACGGACAACGCACGGACGGTCAGGCAGACGTCGCGCAGCTTCTCCTCAACCTCGCTCTGCGTGTGCTCATAGGGCACGAGGCTGTAGCCGTCATACCCCTTGCGGAACCATCGGCTCTCGAAGGCGCTGAAGGTCTTGCCCAGACGCTCGCCCTTATCCAGAAACCATATCTGACCCCAGAGGTCTTTGACCCCATTGGGCGCTGGCGTCCCTGTGAGGCCGATGAAGCGCGTGACGTGGGTGTGTGCCACCTGACCCAGCAGACGTGCCCTACCGCCTCCCTGACGCAGCCTGAAGGACTTCAGGCGGGTGAACTCGTCGGACACCACAGTCTTGAACGGCCACGCGTCGCCCAACTGGTCTCGGAGCCATTTCAGGTTCTCATAGTTCGTGCAGTAAATGTGCGCCTCCTTGGCCAGCGCGCGCTCGCGCTGCTTCGGTGTGCCGGTGATGACACTGACGGTCAGGTGTGATAGTTGAGACCATTTTTTTACCTCTTCGGGCCATGTCGTGCGCGCGACGCGCAGCGGTGCCAGCACGAGTACGGGGTAAACTTCCTCCACAAGGTCAAGCGCGTCTAACGCCATCAATGTTGTCACTGATTTTCCACCGCCCATTGGCATCCACAGCGCACAGCGAGGTGTGGCCTGTAAAAACCTAATGGCGTCGATTTGGTAATCGTGTGGCTTAAACGTCCGTGTCATTACCGCTCCGTATCTGTTCGACTATCGTGTCAATGTCCTCATTCGTCCGCGCAATATACACCGGAATGCCGTAGCGCCGCATGCGCGCGATCTCGCGGCCCTGTATCGTGCTGACGCGGTCGCCGAGCGCCTTAACTTCGATGAAGGCGACGTGCGGCCAGTCCCACCACACAAGGCAGTCAGGGCAGCCGTTACGGCCCTCCCAGCGCACCTTGCGGTACTGACCCCCACTCTTCTGCACTTTCTGCTTGAGGCGGTCCTGTAGGCGGCTTGCGGGGGTCATTCGACCAGCCGCCCGGCGGACCAGTTCTTCTGCGCGCGGACGTCGCCGTTCGGCACGCACCAAACTTCACCAGTGTCGTCGATTGCAACGACCCAGAGCAGGCTGTGCTCCAACCCGTAGTCGATGACGGCCAGCGCCAAGCCAGAGCCTTTGGGTGTGTCCATCGGGATTGACGGGTTCAGTTGCGTGAACATGCCTCAGTCCTTTTTATACCGGTAGGTCTCAAACCCAGCCGCAGCCAGCGGCAGGCCGACAGCCCACGACGGTTTAGTGGCCATGATTGATGACAACTCGGCGACAGTGTAGTCGGCGGTGTCAGGCACCTCGGTGATCAGCTCGTCATGCACGCGGATGCAGACGCCGTAGCCGTGCTGCTCTGCGCCGACCATGCCAGTCATGAACACGTCACGGGCAACGGCCTGCACGATGTTCTCGACCAGCTTGCCGCCGTAGGTCTCGACGCGCTCCCACTTGCGGGTGTACTGGTTCGTGCCGTCAAAGACGATCCGCCCGTCGTCGATCTCCGCCTTCGGGTAGGACAGGTATCGGTCGCTGGGTAAGCGGATGCGCAGCCAGCCGTCCTTCATGTCAAACTGGAGCTTGTCATACATCGACAACTCGTCCGGCTTCCTGATGGCATCCTTAGCCGCCCGCTCAACGCCGTGCCACAATTTAACCACATTGGGGTGCGCCTTGCGCCACGCACTGACCAGCGGCTGGATGTCGTCGTCGGACATGGCCGCGACCGCAGGGCCGCCCATCACGCGAAAGGCTCCGACGCCGCCCTGATAGCCGCACGCCAATTCCATCGTCTTGCCGTACTGGCGCATGGACCCGTCGCCGTTCTTCTTGTTCTCCACCACCTCTTCGGGATCGACGTTGAAGCCCTTGGCGTAGGCGACCACGTACAGGTCGTGCCCGACGCCTCGGTCGAAGTCGGCAAACGCCTTGACCTTCCAATCCTCGCCGGCCAGCCACGCAAGCACGCGGCCCTCGATGTTGGACAGGTCGGCGATGACCAGCTTGCGTCCCTCTGGTGCCACAAGGCAGCCGCGCACGGCGGACGAGCACAGGTCGGTCACGTTGTTGAACATGAGTTCTTCGCAGTCCATCTTCATGGCGGCGATGCCTGTCTCGATCACGTCGGCGTCCATCGTGGGGCGCGGCAGGTTCTGTGGCTGAAAGATACGCCCCGCGTCACGGCCTGTGCGCGATGCTCCGCAGAACTGGAGCGTGCCGCGCAGGCGGCCGTCGGATGACGTGGCGTCAAGCAGCACCTTATACTTGGCGGGCGACGTGGCCGACGCCTGTTGGCGTATCTCAAGCAGCTCGCGCACTTCGGGCGTCAGGCTGTCGCCAGCGAGCAGCCCCGCGACTACGCCCTTGGTCAAGTTCTCTGGAACGAAATTGTGAAAGTCTTCCAAATAGCGCAGGAAGCGCGTACCCTGCGTCAGCTTCTTTACGTACCCGCTTGTCAGCTCGGCTGCACGAGCGGCCAGAGTTCCCGAAGTTCTTCGAAAAGCTCGAACGGCTCCGCGTGCGAGTTCAAGGTCGATGGCGATACCACGGTCATTAACTCTCTGGTCGATCCGCCAAAGTTGCCGCTCACTGAGACTATTGTTCCAATTCGGCATTCGTCCATATACGTCTCGCATCGCGTCCACATCGAGGCGGGCGTACTCGATGAACTCGGCCCACTCGGCGGGGTGGCTGGCACTGTCGGCTCTCCTCAACTTCATGTTCTTCGGACGCGGCTTCGTGAACAACTGTATCAGCTTCTTGCCCGCCTTGTCTTTAGCTTTATCTGTCGGGACACCAAGAACATCGCATAACGTGCCCAGCGAGCCGGGGAGGCTGTGCGCAAGCGCCTGCACCATCGTGTCGCGTATCTTCTCCACTGGCGCGTCCACACCAACGTGGCGTAGGATTGTGCGGTCGAAGTGGCTGTTGTGTATAACGATCCGCTCGGCCGCGTCGATCAGCGACTGGAGGTCGCGCTTCCACGTCGGCCGAAGCTGCGTGTCCCACACTTCGGTGGGTTGGTCGTCCACCGCCACGGCAACCAACAGCACCTCCGCCTCCTCGGCGTAGCGGTGCGTCCCGTGCGTGATCGGCACGGGGCTGTAGGTTTCGGTGTCCAGAAAAAGTGTTTGCATGTGTCCCTCAGTTCTGGTGGACCGCGCCGAGCTAGTTACCAACAACGGGAAAGGGAGAACCCGGTGCGCGGCGCGATCCGCCAGAAAAGAGGGTGCGTTGGCTAAAAGCACAAAGCCAACGCACCGCCCCCATATCACTATATCAGATCAAGTCCAATAGCTGACGCATATGCGTCAACCAGATAGCGTTCTTCTTGCCGCTTGTCTGCGTCCATAGCCCGAAGGCGCAGAACGTGACGCATAATCTTGACGTCGTAGCCGCGAGACTTGCCCTCGGCGAATACGTCCTTGATGTCCTCGGCGATTTCTTTCTTCTGCGCCTCCATGTTTTCGATACGTTCGAAGAGGAGCTGAAGTTCGTCGCCGGCGACGAGGTTGTGTCCGATGTCAGACATTACAGAAGGTCTTCCGCGTCAATCGCAAAGTCAGCGAACTCGCTGGCCGAGGCTGTTGAGCCACCGCCAAAGTTCTCGCCGTCCTTGGCGAACATGACACCGCGCAGGGTGCAGTTAATGCGCTGACCCCACTTGTTGTCCTGCGGCCAGATGTCAACCGACGCGTGGACGTAAGAGCCTGAATAGATCAGACGCTCAATCTCCGCCTTATTGCTGACTTCATTGCCGAGGCGGTCGACGACCGTAGGCTGCGTGCCTGCGTTGCGTGCGGACAGGTAGAACTTGTCCTCGAAGCCCGCATACGGCTGGCGTGTCTTCTTGTTGCGGTATTCGGCCTCAACGTAGCAGACCTTCTTGTCGTCGGTCAGGGCGTCGATAACCTCCTGCGCCTCGTCCTTCCACTTTTCCTTGGCCGCCTCCAAGATGGCTTCCCTGATCTGCTTCACGTGTTCACCCTTGGGGTCGACGATCAGCTTGGCTCCGTAGGCTGGCTCACCTTCGCCGAAAGATTGCGGCGCGCCCAGAGCTGGGAAGGCGATACGGATATTTTTAAGCATTACTTGCATTTTTCAATTCCTCAGTTTGCAGTTAAGCCTTGGAAATCGTCCAAGACTGGTTTTACGTCCATTGCTGGACGCTTATCGGTGGCGGGTGCCACAGATGGCTTGCCTTCGCTCCGCGCGATCTGCTCTTGCAGGTTCGCCCAGCGCTTGGGGTTTTCTTTGAATACCTTCTCAGCCTTCGTGGGGCTGATCAGCTTGAAGTCGTACACTTGGTCGTCACGCATGCGGAAGGTTTTCTTCATCATGTCCTCGACGGCCTTTGCGTCTTTCCAGTCGCGGTTGCCGGCGCGGCCTTGGACCAGTTTGTAGCCGGTGACAGGCTGACCTGCAAGCAGGCGACGCTCGGTCTCGGCACGTATAGCCTTACACCACTGCTCGACCAGTTCAACCTTTGACATGGCGATCGGCAGGTAATTGTCGCTGGTCTCGGACGTGATGTCTTGACCCACCAGATCGGCAAAGTCGCTCAGGTCCGCCGCGCCGCCGACCACCTCGGCCACCTCGGCCCGCAGGGCTGGGCATGTCGCCTTAGCCTTACAGAAGCGGCACTGCTTCTCACCCGGCACAAAGGTTGGTTCCTCAAGTCTTGATACCGCCTGACGGACTTGGTCGCCAAAGGTAAGTAATTCACTCACCGGTATGCTGTACTCGCTGACGTGGTTCAGGCGCGGCTGGTGAATGACCATCGTGACCGTGTCGAAGTTGCCAAGGATTTCGTATTCGTTCAGCGCGCCGAGAGCGTACAACATGAGCTGCGGGTTTTCGTTCGCATCGACCCTGACGCCCATGCCGTACTTTAGGTCCACAACGATGATCTCGGTGCCCTTGATAATGATTGCGTCGGACGTGCCGCCCGCATCTTCCTCACCCGTCAAGTGGCCGATGCCGACGCGCTTCTCAACCAGAAGTTCACCGCCCTCGGCGTACTCGCGGACGAGGTTCATGTAGTCCTTGACGTGGTCGGCCATCGACTGGTCGACGGTGAAGTCAAAGCCGTCAATGTTGAACTTCTGACCGATGAGCGCCGAAGGCTCTGCGCCGCTGTCCAGACACTTTGCCGCCACTTCATGCGCCAACGTCCCCTCGGCAGCAAACTCGCTGCTGCTGTCGGGGAACGACGCCTCGAGCGCAACGCTGCCTGAGCAGGCCATCCAGCGGTGCGCGCCGGACGGGCTTAGTTTGGCGTGGCCACTCATTAACCCAACGCCTCGTTGAGCTTGGCAAGCAGTTCTGGCAGCCGCTCTGGCGCAACCAAGGATGCGCGTGCCACACCGAAGTGTGCCAAGATTGCCTCCAGTGCAGGCTTGCCGCACTTCTCAACCACCTTCAGTGCCGGCGCGCGGATGTCGGCGTTGAAGTCGATCGTGGGCGTATCAGCCGCGGGCAAGTCAATTACTTCTAATGGCTCATCCTCAATCGGCAAAGGTGCAACAACCACCTCTGGCATAACCTCCGCCTTTTTCGGTGGGGTTTTGCGGTAGGTCTCTGCGATCTCACACGCTTCGGCTACCTCCGCTGGCATGGTGGTTGTAATGCCCCGCAAGCTGGCACCGATGGCCAACAGCTTGTCGGCCACTTCGGGGATGCTGTTGCCTGTTACTTCGATCTTAATCATTATTCTGCTCCTTCAAATATGAGATTTCTGCCGCCATGCTGGCGACGGTAGTTTCGGCGCGGAGAAGCTCTGCCCGCAACATGTAGAGGTTGTCGTCCATCTGGTTCAAGTCGAGCTGCAAGTCGGCGGCACGCTCAAGTGCCTCCCCAAGACGCTCCCCAAATTCTGCTTGCACTTCCTCCAGACGCTCGCCCAGCACGATGGCCAGCTCTGCGCTTGGGTTGTACTTTGCCATCTCCTGAAGGCTGGTGTCGGAATACATGCGGTATGTGCTGCGATCTAAAAATTCCACGGCTCTGCTCCTTGTTGCTTTGCCAGTTGACGCGCCTCGCGCTTGCCTGACACGGTGAATGCGGCCACGTTGGAACGGCGTCCGTCCGTGATCCGGTTGATGTAGAGGGTTGGCGGGTAGCGCTTGCTACCCACCATGTACTCTGCGGCCAAGATGCTGTCGGCCATCATGCCTTCCTCGCCACGACTTTGACTACGGTGTAGCCCTTGGTGACCTTCTGGTTCTTGCTGAACCAGCGGCCGTCAACGCCCAGCTCGCGGAGCTTGGCTTCGGCCGCCTTGGCGTCGAGCGACGAACGCTCGGCGACCGAGGAGACGGTGGCGCGGAAAGTGTCGCCGTCCACTGCGCCTTCGCCGCCATTGACGAGGATGCCGATGAGGTTGGCTTCGATCGCCTTCAGTTCGGCAATCTGGGCCTTGATGTCGCCCAGACGGTCAACGACTGAACCGGCGAGGTCGATAGTATTAAACTTGGTAGCCATTTTGTAATTCCCTTCGTGTTGTTGGTGACACGGTCTCTAAACTGGTTCGTTGCAGGGGTCAACCCCCTTATGTGTAAAAAATTACAATACCGTTCTTTATTTCTATCAGCGGGTCTTTGCGCTTGACCAGCGACTGGATCGCACGGTCCAGATCGCGGCGTCTAAGGTCACGTTTCGGTGCCTCTGGCTTGGTCATGGCGGCAAAGCACTTGTCGAACAATTCGGCCAATGGCGCACGGTCAATGCCCGAATACTGGTCCTCAATTATCTCAAGCACGTGACGTTCATGTGGGCCGAAGCGCTGCGCCTTGGGGCCCGTCTCCTGAACCACCGGCACAGGCACGTCAGCCTCGACGGCAACGCAGCTCGTGATCGGATCGCCATCGGCGTCGGTGCCGACGACAACCATCTCCAAGCGGAAGCCCCACTTCAGTCCGTCGTCACCGTCCTTCATCTTGGCAATCCGCAATTCGCGTGTGCCGTTCTCATACTTCAAGACCTCAAGCACGGCGTCCGCCGCTGCAAACTTACCCGACCAGCCGCGCACGCCCTTCGACGCGTCCTTGCCGCTGTGGTCCACCGCCAAGATTGTTGCGCCTGTGGCCATCTCCAGTGCGCGTGCGTTGCCAAGCGCCAGACCGACGTCCTCGGAGCTGTTCTCATTCGCGCCGGGCGTGACCTGCGCAAAGGTGTCAACGATAATGACGTCCGCGCCGCCAGATGCCGCAACGGCCGCAGCCAGTTCGGTCACGTCCTCGGACAGCAGGAAGTTCGGCGGCACGGTCAGCAGGCCGATGTCAACGTCGTTCGGGTCAATCTTGTGGTGCTTCAAATACGCCTTCAGGCGCTTGCTCATGCCCTTGCCGCCCTCGGCGGCGATGATCAGCACGCGACCCTTCTTGGTGCGGTTGCCGCGCCACTGGATGCCCATCGCGATTGCGTAGGCCAAGTCAATGGCGACGAACGTCTTGCCTGAGCCTGACGCGCCGTACAACACAATCAGACCGGCGTCAGGCAGCACGTTCTTAATCAACCAGCCGCCCGGCTCCATCATGATGCTGACTGCCAGTGACGTGATCGGGAAGCGGCCGGTATACTCTTCGGGCGTGAACATGCCCGACGCAGGCGTGGCGGCAACCGCGCTCATTGCTGTGCGCAAGTCGTCAACGGTTGCCGCCAAGGTGGGGCGCGGGGTGGGTGACGCGCCAGCCTCCTTTGCCATCTTCATTACAGACGCCATAGTCACCTGACGGTGGCCTGCGCCCTTACGGCGCTCAAAGCTGTCCCACTGCGTCCGCAGCGCCTCCTCGCTGGGGTACTTTGACCCCTGCGCCGACCACTCGTCCCATATGCTGAAGCCGGTGTCGTCGCCGTCGGTCTCGTGGCTCAGGCCCATAGCGACCCTGATCCAGTCTTCGCGGGGCATGTCTGGGTCCAGAACGGAGAGCAGCTCTTCCATCTGCGATATTGACAGACCGATCTTCGGCTCGCGGCCGACCATGAAGTCGTCGGGGTCAGATACCCTCGCCGTGGAGCTGCCGAAGCGGCGCTCGCAGATGACCTTGATCTCAGGGCTTACCTTGCCCACGGTGTCCTCGAGGCCGAGGATGTCGATGTGGTCTAGGGCGTTGCCGGTCAGCGTGCAGAAGCCAGTCGTCGAGAACACCTCGAAGCCGTAGTCGGTGTCTGTGGTCGGTGCCTTGTGGTTACCGATGTTGCCGCGCATGATGGCGCGGATGCCGCGACCGCTGGGCGAGTACTCGGCGTAGGTTGACCCCACGGCGTGCAGTATCTCGCTCGGCAGCTTGCCGTCGGTGACGCAGTTGTCCACGTCGATCGCGACGAGGTCGTAACCCTCGAGCAGGGCGATGCCGATGCCAGTCATGCCGCGCTTGGCGGCCTGATCGCGCGCGAGGGCGAAGGTCGTGAGCTGCGAGCGATCCTCTGGCGCACCCTGACGCCCGACGCGCTTGTTGCCGAGCGGGTAGTACGGCACCTTCAGCGGCTTGGGGTCGCCGTTATAGCGCGGCTCAAGCCGCCAGCACAGGAACAGCGGCAGGTCGCGCAGGGGCGCGGGGACGTGGATGTCACGGACCTCTGGTGTGATGCGTTGCACGTTGTCCACGGCGTTCAGTTGGACGTGAGCAGAGCGGCAAGCTCTGGCTTGAACAACTCGGCCCGTGGGATGTCGAACATGTGCTCAATCTGTAGCGCACGCTGGGATGGCACCCAGCCCTTGCGCAGCCAGACGTATATTGCTTGGTGTGTGACGTCGAGCTTGAGGGCGAGCTGGTTTGCGCCACCCGCTAAGTTCACGGCTTTCTTGATGCCTGTCATTTTGGTGTCCTTCGTTGTTGGGGTGCCGTCCGTATCGCATGGATCGGACGGCAGCAAGGATTATTATGCGGCCAGCTTCTTGCCGATGCGCGCCTCGACGGCGTGCCGCAGCATGACTGGCGACGTGATCCAGACCTTGGCCTCGGTGCGGTATTGCTGCGTGAGCCTGCTAAGTTCCATATCGGTCTGCCTAAGCTGCGCAACCAGACGCTCACGCTTGACAATGGCCTTGCGTGCGTCGGACAGGATGGTGTCAACTGTGTCGGCCATTGTTAGTTCCCCTTCATCGTGTAGTAGATGGTGCCGATCGCGAGCAGAAGCGCCCCAGCGAATGCGATGCTAACGGTGGTGTGTAACATTGTAGTCTCCCTTCAGTGTTCGGTGCCGGACGGCATGCCGCCCAGCGCAAGGTTAAATATCGCTTGTTCTATCGCCTCGTCGAAGGTGATAAGGTGTTCGCTCTCGGCGGCAACGTATGCCGCCTCCATGAATATGTCGGACACCACCTCGTTGGCGGCCTCTATGATCTCGATCGGTATGTCGTCCATGTCCATCATGGCAGAATAATCGATGACTTGGGCGCAGGGGTCTCACCGCGATGTATGTTGTCCTCGACGCTCTCGATGATGCCGCCGACGAAGCCGCTGGCAAAACGCAGGGTGACTGTGTCCACGGGACCGGCACCGCGCAGGGCGACGTCTATGCCGCTCTGCATCGTTGTCAGCATGTCGATGATGGCGGCCTTCTCGGCCTCAACTGCCTCTGTTATCTTTGACATGGTTCTCTCCTTCATATGATCGACAGATAGTCGTCGATGGTGTTTATGCGCTCGCCAATCCAGCGCATGACCGGGACGGCCATGCTGTTGCCCAAAGCCTTGTAGCGGGGGCCGTCTGGGCAATCCTCTGCGCCCTTCTTGCGCCACGGTATGGCGGTGAAGTTGTCGGGGAAGCCTTGCAGCCGCTCGCACTCAACGGGTGTCAGGCGGCGGACAGTTGAATTGGATGCAACCACAGGTCTTTCAGCAGCAGAAGTCCCGCCACACCCCTTGGAATAACTAGCGTCAATGGCAATCGTGACTTCTCCACCCAAGTACGGATCAAGCGGCTTTTGTTTTTCTAAATACGCCACGCCTTGTGCGGGAACCATGACCCCATCGTGGCGGCCTCCACTGCCGCCCCGTTGTATCGTGCCTGCCACATCAACACTGGCCGTCAGTTCCTCTGACCATCCGATTGCTGGCTCATACGCCACAGCGGGCATCACGCCGCCGTTCTGGTGGCTATTCGTGAAGCCGCCCGCACGTAGAGTGGGGGAAAGGTCTTCGGTTGCGTCCGCGCCGTAGTCCTTGGCGGTGAACGCGATGGGGACATGGTGATAGTCCGCGCCCGTGTCGATTGTCTTCGTTACATCACCAGTCACATCATTGTTGTATGCGTCAAAACCAATGACTTGCGTGGTGGCCGCAACGGCGTGATGATCGCCTTTGGTCAGCGTGTACATCGCCTCGCCATCGTGACCAACGCCAAGGCCAGTGCTGGCCGCAGCGTCAGGACTTCTGAACGCGTTCATGCTGTTGATGGGGTACGTTGCCACATACGCCTTTGTGTCAGGCGCGTGGTGCGATCCGCTCTGCGTGTTCAAGGCAGGGCTGATGACTGGAACGATGTGGTCGAAGTCGCCTTGTATGCCACCCTCGCCGGGCCGCTTGGCGCGTAGCGTACCAACAACGTCAGGCGCGTCTTGAAGCACGGCCAACTGTTGCGATGATCCACGGCCACTTGTTGACCAACAGTCGATCGTGCCCGTAACGTCAGACAGTCGCGGTTCGCCGCCGTTGATGTTCACAGCCACGATGTCAGGTCCGCGGTCAACGCAAGGGCTGCTGTCATAGCGTGCCGTCAGCGTCCGCGCAGTGCCATCGTCATTGAAGGTGCTGGCGATCAGAGCCTCACAGCCCGGGCCGAGGTCAGCGCCAGTGCGCAGCAGCGGACTGCTGTTGTCGCTGCTAGAGTACGAACCGATACCGCCGCACTCAAACGTGTCTAGATCAGGTCGTGCCCGTCCAATGCCGCCACTGCCTCCAACGCCTGTTGCAGCCGTGTCGGTAGCTTCTTGCCTCTTTTGTCGGCTCGGCGCAGGATGCCCTGACATGCTGTGGCGCTCAAAGAGAACCGCTGCGGCAGGTCGCCAGTCTCCAAGGTATCCGACAACGAACACACGACGGCGTCGCTGGGCCACTCCGAAGTACTGAGCGTCAAGCACTCGGTAGGCGAGACCATACCCGAGGTCTTCCAGCGCCCCAAGGATGGAACCAAAGTCCCGTCCTCCGCTCGATGACAGGACACCGGGGACATTTTCCCAGACAATCCAGCGAGGTTGCTCTCTTTGAGCAAGTCGGCAAAATTCAAGGGCGAGGTTACCACGGTCGTCGTCCAGACCGCCTCGCAGTCCCGCGACGCTGAATGACTGGCATGGTGTTCCGCCGACGAGGAGATCGATCTTTCCATATTCGTTTTCCTTAATAGTTGTGAAGTCGCCGTGTAGAGGCACGTCGGGGTATCGGTGTTGAAGCACGGCGCATGGGAACTTCTCAATCTCAGAAAAGAATGCGGCCTCCCAGCCCATGTGGTGCCATGCGGCCGTTGCAGCTTCGATGCCGCTGCACACTGATCCGTATCTCACGTCTTCTTCTCCCTCTTGGATTGTACCCGTATGCCGTCGATGTAGTTAATGCGGTGCGCGTACTTGACGGCGGCGATCTGCTGGGCCTCTGTCATGGGGCCGTGCGTCTTGCCTGTGGCCAAGATGGCGGCGCACAGGTCTCTGGACCCATTGATGGCGGCCTGCCTGATGTCGTGGTCCGACTGCGGCTCCATGCGTGTGACCATCCTCACGGCAACACCGACGTGACGAACTCTTCGACCGTCAACTGGCCATGCCAGTCGTCAAACTCGCCGAAGCACTCACCGCGGTAGTCGTTTGAGCGTTCCCACATATACTCCTCGCGGATCAAATCCATCTGCGCCTCGTGTTCAAGCGACAGCTCGTCGAATTCGTTGAAGTGCCTAACGGCCTGCTCCATCAGTTCTGCGATGCGTTCGTCTTTGGTCCAGTCGATCATGTTACGTCCTTTCGTTGTTGGTCAGGTATCCCTACAACCATATCATTGCAGGTGTCAACCACCTTATTTAATGCGTGGACGATGGTGGTGTGGCAGCGGTTCATCAGCCTGCCGATCTCGGGGGTCGAGTAGCCTCTATCCCGCAGCATCAGAACACAGTCGCGGCGCACTGACACCAGATGCTTCAACCGCGATGGGCCGAGGATGTCCTCGACTGTGTAGCCGTGTGGCTCTGCAATGTCGCCGATGGCGGCGTGTATCTTCTCTCTGGGTGTCACTGGTCCCAATCCTTTTCGTCTCTGAACATGTGGTCTATAAACCAGTCGATGATGCGCCGGATCATTGCACCTTCGCCCTTATCTCCAGCCCACGCGCTTCCAGTGCTGTGCGGAAGTCTTCAGCATCTGGCATAAACCCACCAAAATCTCTCAGTACATCCGCCAGCGGGTCAGGCTTGGGCTTGGGGATGATGAAGCGTTCGAGAAGAGCCGACATTGGCCAACCCACAGACTTGCACCACTTGGAATACTCCTCCATTTCACGGCTCACCTCTTGCTTAAAGGCTTCGTGCTGTTCGATGGCGTCAGCCGCTTCCGCCAAAAGAGGGGCATTGGCATCAGGGCAAGCAGCCGCCATACGCAGCCGCCCTCCTAGTGAAAGTCTTTCAGTCATTGGTCACAATCCTTATTGTTTCCTTTATGTGGTCGCCGCGCAAGACGCTGTCCGCAGTCTGACGTTGGTTATGTTTCAAATACCAATCTGCCAGTGCAGCACGCTCCACCTCGATCCCGCGCCGGATGCCTTCTTCTGTAAGGCGCATCCAGACGGTGTGGTCCCAGCCGCCGGACAGATATATCTGGCCGTCGCTGTTGTTCTGCTTGTC